TCTAACATTACATGAATGTTATTAGGAGCTCTCCATTCAGTGAATTGGAATCCAGCACTATAAGAATTTGAATGGAACTGAGAGCTAGTCTTTTGAATAGCATTAGTACCTGTATTATCAAATCCTACAGAAGTCCATCCAGAAGCTTCTTTTGTTACAGCTCTATGGAACTGAGCAGCACCTCGCTCACCAGTTCTAAGCATAAACTTCCTTTCACCAAAATCTAATTTACCTTCTGAAAGCTCACTAAGTAAATCTTCCAGCATGGCAATTGAAAAAGTATTATAACTAGTGGTATTAGAAACTTCCATTTGTTCCCTGATACCAGAACCAGCTTTGATTTCAATATTAGATTTACCTTTGTTAAGGAATCGTCCATTAGAATCTCTGTTGGTTTTACCAAACATCAAAGTTTTAGCTTTAATGCGAGAAAGTGCTTTTTCAAACTGCCAGTATACTTCTTGCATCCAAGTTACGGATTTATGAACTTTTCCACTGTTAGGATCTCTTGTTTCAATTCCACCAAAATAAACTGGTTGAACTTTACAATCAATCATAGCGCCAGAAACTTTATGTTCCATACGCAACGTAGAAATACTATTCCTCATTAAATAAGGAGAAGTAAACTGAATGTCAGCACCTTCAGTGGATAATTCATCCTCAACGTAAGCAGATTCAATACTAAATCTATTACCTGCTACAAGTTCAGAACCTGGTACACCATTTAAGGTTTCTTCACCACCAAATACTTCAGCTTTGTAAACATAATTACCACCTTCTTCCATTCCATCAGAAATCAACCTAAATTGATACAAATCAGGATGTGGACCAGCAATAACATGAACTTTAGAGAAATACTTCTCTTCAAATACCAACTCGATTACATCTCTAGCAGCACCTACTCCAGTATCAGAAGATTGTACTGCTGAACCAGCAACACGAGCTTCTACAAGAGGAATATTCCTTTCATCACTACCAACTACTTTCCATACAAAGTCATCTGCTGTTTCCAACGTCTTCTCTGGAAACAAAGAAAGCGTGGTATCTAAGTTTTTCATTCCAGAGTTTTGTAATAGGACAGTAGTAAGCGGAGACACCAACTGGGGTTGGCTACCAAAGATAGCACCGATGTGGTTTTTTAATGTTAGACCAGACCAGGCTTTACCCTTAGTCATTACAAACTTACCTACACTCATAATTATTAAATTGTTTATTAAATTACTAATTCAGAACCTATACCACCATAACTCTCAGGATCATCTAAATATGCAGGTTTACTTCCCGACTCAAATTTAGTTTTTCTCAATTGTTCCTCTAATTGTTTGGAAGCAGAGGTTTTACTTTTATTTACTAGGGTTGAAAAATCATTAAACCCATTTGTTATTTCATATAAATAATAAAGCTTAGAATCAAATTCAATAGGATTTTCTCTCCTATCTTTCATTAGTTTATTTTCAGCTACACCATTTTCAGTTTTATTAACTATTTTGGTAATACTATTATAAACTTTATCTTGAATAGCTTTAGTTACTGGAATTCCTTTTATAAATTCTTTTTTATTATAAATGGAATTCTTTAAATCATTATCAATTTTTTCTTGTTGTTTAATAAGATTTTTACGTTCTTGCTCTCTTTGTTCTGCCAAAGCTTGCAACCTTTTTTGTTCAAATTCTTTTAAACTTGATAATGAATCTTTTGCATCTTCTAAAATTGAATCTTCTCCTAAATCAATTGTTTTCTTTAGCAAACGTTCTGCACGTTTTTGATCTATTCCTTGATTAATATAATCCCTAAGAATAATTCTTTTTGCTAATTCAAGATTTTCAGATAATTGACTTTCATCAATTGAATCAATTGTTTCAATATTATCTTGATGCTGTTGATATTCTGCTAAAGAAATTCCTTTTTCTAATGCATCATACCCATCTTCCCCAACTTTTTCTAAAATATATTGTTTAGCTTGACTTTGAATTTCACCTTTTAAGGCTTCAGTTAAATCATCTAAACTTTCAATTTTTTTATTTTGAAGATCCAGAGAAGGAAGTAATCCTTGTTCATTAAGAACACTTGCAAAGGAAGAATAAAGGTTGGGAGAATCATTTTCATTGTCATTAGATTCTTCCTCCTCTTGGTCTTCTTCCTCAACTACTTCCTCTGAACTTTCGTCCTCATTGAGATTATTTTCATTATTTTCATCGTCTGTAGATTCTTCAACAGTTTCGTCTACATCCTCATTTTCATTTGGTTTGTCAGACTCATCTGTTTCTTCTACATAATCTGATACGTCAGGATTTAGATTTAATTCTAAATCAGTCTCCATATCAAAGAGACTCATATCCAATTCTTCTTTTTTATCACTCATAATTCTCCCAAATTTTTACAAATATAATATTTTTTATTATAAAAGTCAATTAATTTTACGTTTATTTTAATATTTTAAATTTAAGCTAATAGCTATTTTGGTGCACTAGATTTGTTAATTTTCTTATTTTCCATCTTCATTTTATCTTTATGCATTGTCATTTTCTGCTCAAGATCTTTAATTTTAAGAAGTTTATCATCTAGCTGCTTCTTTTTATCCAATTCTAATTTTTCTTCAGCAATACCATCATCTGTTTCATCAGAATTATCAATATTATCTTTTATTTGAGCTATTAATAATTTAACATCATTATCTCTTTGGTTTTTAATATCATCAAGCTGTATCTTAGTAATTTCTATTTCTTTTTCATCAGCTTGTTTTTGCATTGCTATTTTATTAGCATCTTCTTGAGCTTTATTATTAGCTTTTTCAATATTCTCTTCAGCAATCTCTAACTTCCTTCTCATTTCAGATAATGAAGGGCTAAAATAAATATCCATAATAGTAGATAATTTACCACCATTTTGTAAAAATGCTTGAGCATATTGTTTTAATGCTTGTTCTAATTCTAATGTTTTAGAAGATGAAGTACATACTAAACCGTAATCTGCTTCATAAATCTCATCACCTTCTACATTAAGAATTTGAATAGTTTGATCATCTAATATATATTGAGCTTTTTTATTTTTACCTTTTAAAGCTATTTTAGCTGTTTCAAGAAAAGCTTCTAAAACTCTAAGTTTTACTTGTTCATGTGTATGGAACCAAAATTCAGTAATATGTGCAGATTGATTAACAGATCTTTCAATACCACCGAGAGTTTCTCTACTACTAGTCTGACCTTCTCTCTGTTTAGTTACACCAGCAATTTCACCCATCTCCATTTTAATATATTCAAGTAATTCAATATGTGCTTGAATATATGTACCAGTTTCCATATCAATACTTCTTCCACCAGATGTATTAAATCCACCAGCTAATTTTCCAGTTGCAGCACCTTGATTACCCTCTTTAAAAGAATCAATTACTGCAATCTTATTTACAATTGCAAAATGTAACCATTTATCTATTTCCCAATTTTCTGGTACTTTAGCTAAATCTAATTCAAATATTTTTCCGTAATTTGTAGCAATAGCTTTATTTAACCTATCCCAAATTACATCATACATATATTGATAATTTTTACATCTATCAAGTAATGAAACTGCTTTACCTTGGTTAGTATTATATATTTGACCTATAATACCAGGATGTGAATATGATGGATTGTTTAATCTATTATATTGAACATTTTTAGGTTTCATTGCAAGATAAATATCTTTACCTATTTTTGTTCCTTCCCACCATTCATTTACCCAAAGAGTAGTAGCTTCTTCACCCATGTCTTTATCAACAATATATTCTTCAGACATGATTTTATATTGTTCTTCACCAAAAGAATCATAATATTTTACTTTTTTGATTTTTTTAAGTGATCTCCAATATACCCTAAGTACTCTTATATTACCATTTTCATCTGTAAAATCTGATGAAAAATAATGACCATTTATTTCTGCTATATTAAATATAGTATTTAAAGTATCATTATTTGTCATTCCATCTAATCCATCTCTAAGCAATACATGATTGTTATAATCATCACTATAACTACCACCTGATTTTACTGTACTATAATCCATTATATAGTCAATATCTTCAGGTTTTAATTCATCATGAAAATAATCTACAATTTTACCAGGGGACCAGTGGTCTTCTATAATTATAATAGAACTATCTTCTATCCTATCAGAATTACCAGATCTTACTGCATGAACTTTTAAAGGATTTAATTTAGTCAATACAGGTTCATCATGAACTATATCTATTTGATATATTTCTTCTGCTACAATTAAAGCATCTTTAAAACCTAAATTAAATAAATTTCCAAAATTTTGTTCTTCCCAATAATGACGAAGAATTTGATTAGCCATTTTTTCCCTTAGATCTTGCCAATCATATTTCATGAATTTTTCAAATTCTTGCAATTTAGCTTCAAGTTCTTCTTCACTATAATTAGCTTGTAAATATTCTAAGGTTTTTTCAAATAATATTTTTTTCTTGGCTTCTTCTTTTGCAGATATAGCATCACTATTAGTTACTACTACTCTCCAATCAAATCTTCTTTTAATTTCTTCACCTACCAATAGATCTATCTTAGGTACTACAATAGGATGATGAGGTATATTATCAGGAATAAATGAAGCATCCATTGCATAAGGATTAACTATATTAGTTAGATCCCTTATATCTACAACTCCATTATATAAATTTAAATTTATTACTTTATTTCTAAGACTTTTCCTTACAGATTCATTATGATAAAACGATTGTTTATCTGCATAATCTATATTATCTTTCCTCCATTCTTTTGTTTTTTTGGAGTAAGACAACCTTTGTGGAGGTAAAGTCGCTGTATTAAGTCTTGCCATATTAAAAAATTTAACTTATAAATATAATATATTTATAAACATAAATCAAGTATTTTCTTCATTAAATATATTTTCTTCTTCTCGTTTAATAGCTATTTTACTTTTAAAATTTCTATTAAAAAATGGATCATTAGCTAATTTATTAACTGTAACTTCTCTATTCTTTTTAGCAGATTCAATTCTTTTATATCTATCTTCCCTTAAAATAAATAACATACCTGCTGCTGACACACGGTCAAAGTTACCATCTGGATTCCATTTAATACATTCTTCTAAATAACCTAAAGATCTTATAGTTCTAAGATTTAACTTAGGTTCTTCTTCTTCATTAGTATAAGCTTTTTGCAACATCCACTCTGCTTGAAGCATTCTGCCCCATGCATTTATTTGCGCATTAGCATGTGTACCTTTAGCTTTATTACCATACAGATTAGTAGCTTTTACCATATCCATATCTTTAAGTATTTGAGGTACATCTGTTAAATAATGTAATGCATTATATTTATCAAAATAAGAAAATAAACCTTTTAAGTTACTTTCATAATTAGCTTGTGCATTATAAAATTTTAATGTTCTTAATGCAATTTCATAAGCATCTTTAGCTAATCTAGGTCTACCAGAATATTCTGCTACAATTCTATCTGTAAATGTATCCATTACAATAATAGAAAATAAAGACCCACCTTCATCAGAATCAATAGGGTCAATACCTGCTATATATCTACCAGTAGTAATCAAACCATTAGCATTTTTTCTAGGTAATTCAAATATTTCTAAACAACCTGTTCTATCTAATGCTCCAGTATCATAACTTCTTAAAGGATGTTTATCTGCATTAGGTCGCCATTGTAACTCACCAGATTGTGAATAAACTAAATCTCCAACATAATGTTCCGCTAAGAAAGAATCTCTTTTTACAGATATGTCTTCTAAATATTCTTTAAGATCTGCAACAGGAAATACAGTACCTTCAGTACGCATTATAGCTTCTTGAGGAGTAATTGGTTTTTCAGCTTTTTTCTGAGTTATAGCTCTAGCATCTGATGAACTATATTTAATTTCATATCTTTCTAAGCATATTTCTACTAATGCTTTTATAACATCGGGTTCACCATTTACTTCTTCATAACATAAGTTCCTATTCATATATGCAGCCCAAAAGAATCCACATTGAGTATGACCATCTGCATTTTTATCAAATACATTAGGTATAGCATAAATATTATAAGCACCAGGTTTATAAAATAATTTTTCAGATCCTTCAAAAGACGCACCTTCAACACCACCAGTACCACCAGCAAACATTGTACCAAACGCTACTTCACCATCTTCTACTGCATCCCTATTAACGTTCCATGCTTTTTCAAGATTAGGAAATAACCCATCTTCTTCATAATGAATTAAAGGACCCCTAATACCCCTTGCTTTATCTGGATTATCTTTTAATGATATACCAAACGCAGAAGATAACAATCCTTTCCTTACACCAAATTCATCTTCATAGCCTAACTGTACTTCCATAGATCTTTTACCATCTACTAATCTCATTCTAGGTAATGGAGTATTATTTGCGATCCAGTCAAGATTATCCAGTACTTTACCCCATATACCTTTATCACCTGTAAGGAAAGTTTTTTCAGAGGCTAAATGGAAATTAGGATTACCAGATCCAGGTCTAGTATACATATTGCAAGGTGACCATGCAGAACATTTAAAAGAGAATCCTACACCCCTTGCTTTAAGTAATTTACAATGCTTACCATTTTCTTGTGCTTGTTCTACATAATGATAAAATAAATAATCACCTAACCAAGGTTTTGGAAATTTTCTTACCCTGCTTGCTCTTTTTGTTTTTCTTTTAATATTTTCATCTGCACTACCAGACATCCATATTGTAGTATAGTTCCAATAAAAATAGAGAAGACCTGGAATCCACTCCCCATCTTCTCTAACTAAACCATGTTTCCATCTTCTAAGCTCTTCTCTCCAAAATGCTGCATATTCAGATTTAGGATTACCATTAGGAATAAGGTTTGTATATCTTCCATTTTTTTCATAAAAGATAGCTCTTTCTCTAAAATAATCCATATTTTCTAAAATATGGGGATCTGTTATATCTATTTTTTTACGACCATCTTCATATTCAACTTCATTACCATCATGATCAATATAAGTCATAACAGGTCTATCCTTAATAGTACCTCTATCAGGTGCTATAAGTCTTTGTATAAATTGTACAGTTGATATATATTCTAATATATCTTTATACACCTCTTCTGGAATACTATTTTTAAGTTCTTCTGTTAGAGGTGTTTGAAATTTATTTAACTCCATAATCTTGGGCTTAATACAGCTCCTTCGGCTGATAATAACACTTTAGATACAGATATAGCATTTTTAAGTGCAGTTTTTGTTACTTTAACAGGATCTAATAATTTATCATCTATCACTTCTTTTGTAGTATCAAATTTAACATTCGTGCTTGTTGAAATTATAACATAAGGGTTTGCTAAACATCTTGAAAATAAATTTTTCATTTGTTCTGAAGATTTAGCTAATGCTAATCCACCACCTTCTACTACACCTTCTTCAATGGCACATTTAACTGCTAATACTGCATCATCAATTCTATCTTTCTTTTCTTTTATTTCTAAATCAGAACTTCCACCTACTTTAATAATAGACATGCTTCCAGATAAATTTTCTATTCTTTGTTCCAATAAATCTTTAGAATTATCATCTTCTTCATAAAGAAAAGCATCTTCTAATTGGTCAAAGTAATCACCAAATTCTTCACCTATTGAATGAGAGTGTAAGATAGCTTTACTTTTATCTACATATATACTATCTAATGTACCTATATAATTTCTTATATCCTCAGTAAATTTAATTTTTACTAAAGGATCAATCAATTTAATACCAAAGTATTTTGAAAGATCCTTCATTATATTACGTCTATGACCTGCTACTCCTGGTGATTTTAATGGTACTATTTCTGTACCATTATTATAACTATATTTTAAAGTATTCAATACTGATTTAGAATAATGATCTGCAATAATAGTTACAGATGTTAAATCTTTAATAATATGTTTTATATTTTCTAAATTAGTAAGATTACCATCTACTAGTATAACAGACATATCTCCATTATACTCAATAGATTGCTTGCTCATATTATTAATAAAAGCATTGTCAAAATAAGAAGTATTTAATTTGATACCCTTAATTTTTTCAACAGTTGTTTCTCCATTTTTAGTTTCTTCAACTTTAACGTTAGTAGAATGAGTATAAGCATCAGTAATAATTTTTGCAATTTTTTCATCATTGTTTGCAGAGATTTTTGCAACATGTATAATATCTTCATCAACTAATTCATGTTTGTTATTTTCCAAATAATCAATTGTTTTCTCATATAAGGAATCTAACTCTTTTTGTAAATCAGTAATTTTATAACCTTTTTCTAATAGTTCAAACCCTTTTAGAATAAAAGCTTGTGTTAAACATATAGATGTAGTAGTACCATCACCAGCTTCTTTAACTGTTTGTTGTGCTGCTTGTTTTACTAAATCTGCTACACCATTTTCAAATGGGTTTTTAAAAAATATATATTCAGCAACAGATACACCATCTTTAGTTGCTTTAGCTTTACCAAAATCATCTATAAGTATCATGGTTTTACCATTAGGACCCATTGTTTTTAGTACAGCTTCTGATAGCTTATTAACACCATTTATTATATGTTCTTTTTCATAATTTATTTCTTTCATACTAGTCCGTCTTCAAATGTATTAAATTGTTGTTTACCTTTTTTCTTATTATCATTATCAATTTGTTCTTTGACAACTTCTGAATACGCATCTCTTAATTTACGCATAAGACCAGGAATTTTTTCTGCTGAACTTGTTATTTTTGCAATATCATAAATAGGTCTACCATTACTATCTCTTTCTTCTAATAATAATCTTGTATTTCTAAGATAACCTCCAATTTCAGAAGCAGACTTAATAGTATCCTTATATAACTCTTGTATTACAGTAGTATTTCTTTTATTATATAGATCTATTGCTTCTTGCATAGTTTTATCTATTTCCCAATTTTCAGGTAATCCTATATCATGTTTTATTTCTTTTATTTTTTCTTTTTCATCAAATATAGTTCCATAATCTGATTTAATATCACAAAAATAAAATATGAATAACATTTCTTTTAAGGCAAGTTCTTTTTCCTTAGACTTATCCCTATCCAATATTTTTTTAAATGGCAAAAGTCCCCAAGCTTCCTCGGAGACTGTTAATTGCCAATTTTTCATTTCAAATAACTTCATTACTTAGCTTTTTTAAGCTCTTTAGTTTGAGGTTCTTTTACAACCTCTTCAGAATTTTCAATATAATTTTCAACTACTGTAGCTGCATTATAAAGTAATGCTGAATCTTTAATGTTGAAAGCTCCTTTATTAGCTGCAACATTTAAACCTTTAATTAATGTTTCAATTGCTGTTTTTACATCCATTTTATTATATATTTAAATTTCTACTGCTTCAATTAAACTATCAGGTATTAGTGCAAAATATCTATTAAATGCTTTAATAGGTCTAATACTTGCTACAAATGATTTTTCTCCAGTTTCTTCATCTACTACTGGTTTACTCAATCTACTCATATCAATGAGTACTTTATCAGCAGGTTTTACACTTTTTACATATTCTCCTACTGCAACAACGTATTGAAATTCATCCATACCGCTTCCAATTGAAATAGCATCTTCTTCTTCTACATTGTTAATTGTAATAATTACTCTTCTTTCCAATGGTTTGTAAGGAAAGTCTGGGATGATATCAATTACATCATCTAATGTTAAATTTTCAAAGTTCTCCATTCTTTTCTAATATTTTTTTTAAACTTTTTTTATTAATTAATATTTTACCAAAACCTTTGTACATAAATATTTTTTTAAGGTTTTCAAAATCTTCTTCACTTTTAATTTTACTAAAATCAATATTATTACATGTTTCTTTAGTAAACTCAAAAGGTGATTCTACAAGCTTTTTTATTATATCATCTGGTAGATTATATTTTAATCCTAAACTATGTATTAATTTATCTACTTTACTTTTCATTTACTAAATTAAAATTAAATATTACTTTAAAGTTTTTAGCGTTATCTGTAAGTTTAGGTATATATGTTGATACTATTTGATTATTAATAATAATATTCTTTTTTCTAAGAATAGTTAGATTATTATGCAGTACGGCATCCTTTATACCCAACTCTTCTTTTATCTTAGCTTTAGTATCATAATCAAATACCATTTTCCATAAAACTTTTTCTGTAGTAATATCTTTTTTAAACATATAATGATAATATAATAATAAAGCTAATACGTCTTGCTGTTGCTTTGCTAACTTATGAAAAGGTTTGGTTATTTCTAACCATTGTCTAAACATACCTTTCAATGTTATATTTATATTAGCTTGTTTTATATTATTCATTTTCTTCTAAATATTTTTCTATATTATCATAAATGATAATTTCATTTACTGCTCCACATCTCATACATATATCATTTTCTAAATCATCATTTTCTATATATAAAGACTTACAATGTTTACATGCTGCTACAGGAATTTTTTCATATTCTACTTTACTCATTTTTAAATATATTTAATTCTATATTCCATTTATAAATATCGCCATCTTCACCAAGATTTTTATTGATATAAACTTTATAAGAATATTTAGGATGTCTATCCATAAACATTTCCATTCTTGTCATAAAAGTATCAATCTCTTCTAAAGCTTCAATAGCTGTTTTTTTCTTTGATCTATATTTGTTTACGCTTCTCATTAACTAATTATTCCATTCTTTATTTTAAACTCTTCCCATTTTTCTTTACTCATAATATCAGGAAATCGTTCTCCATTATTACATGATTTTGTAGCAAATACTTTTTTCTTAGTTGGACAAGTACAATTTTTACAAGTTCCAGCTGGAACACAATCATCTTTACACCTTTCCAATCTATATGCTACTTGTTCTTTTTGATGTTGAGGTAATCCTATTAAATTATCAACAAAATACTTACCATTACCTTCTATAAAAGATTTAATATTATCAGCGTTAAATATGTCTTTAATTTTCATTGAAATATAATTTTTCTCCTACTCTTCTACCAACAACAATATTTTCTATACCACTATTATTATCATATAAAAACTTTATATTACGTAATATAGTTTCTGCATCTCCTACTAACATTGCAACAAAATCTTCATCTGTTTCAATAACTTTTACAGTACCGTTATACCAATTAAGTCTTATTTTAGGATAACCTGCATCATTATCTTTATTTCTTTTTATAGAACCTCTAATACTAATTTTCCACTCTTTCATTCTCTACGTTCATTTTACTTAATAATATCATTTTTTCATATTTACCTATTTTACGATCTGTATAATTAGATGCTATTTCTTCAATGTTTTCTTCAGTTACTTTTTCATCATGCAATGTCATTTCAGTAGCAACTTGATCAAGCTCATGTAAAATTTTATAAAATTCTTTTAAATGTTTCTTAGTTTTCTTTTTACCAAGTTCTTGACTTTTTCGTTTACCTTTTCTTAAAAAATTACTCATTCTTTTTCTTTTTAGGAGGACATGTATACCTTACTTGACAAGGCACTACTCTACCATCTATTAATTTATTAATATTGTATTTATCCATTTCTAAATAAAAACTTATAGTATCGTCAGCATAAAATACTTTTAATTTATTTTCAGTATTATCTGTAACACTTATATTTACATTACGCTTCGTCTCCATCTTCTAATAAACTTACTAGTTTTTCAAAATCACTTCTTTTTACTACCATAAAATCTGTAGAAAAAGTTACTTTAGATAAATTATCTTCAGGATAATCCTGTACAGTATTTACCAATTCTTCAACTAAATAATACATTGATTCTTTAAGAAAAACTCTTTTACGTCTTTCTACCAATTCATTATTAAGTATACCATTATTAGTATCAATATATGTATTATCTTCATTTATTACTGGAAAAAAATAATTTTCCAATATTTCTATCATCTTTTCTTTATTATTCATAGCTCATTAAATTACTTCTAATTTCAGTACTTAATATTCCTTTATCATTAAATACTATTTTATCCCTAATCCATTTTTTATTATGCCTAACAAATATTTGTATAAGCTTATTACGTTCAGGCGTAATATCCACAACCACATTGATATCTGTGTCAATGTTACCTCTGTATTTATGAGTATAATAATGTTGTCTATTAAATACATCTTTTAAATTGTTAATTAAATCTTGTTTTATTTCAAGATATTTATAAAATACTTCGTCGTTCATCTTTAATATTGTTTTTCATCACTTATTTCTTTTTCAAAAACCCATACTTTAGTAACAAAATCTAAACCTATTAAATAACTAAATTGTTTAGATGCATAGTAATAACATATATCTAAAACTATACCTTCTTCACCTTCTGCTAGGTTATAATAAACTCTATCATCTATTTTGTACTTCGGTATTATCATTCCACTCATCATTAAAATATATAAAATTATTCATAATCTTCTATTGTAAAAGGTAATACATTTAACATTTTATCTAAATCTTCCACAGTTCTTAAATATCCTATATAATGATATTCTCTTAATTGTATAGGTTGTTCAAAATAATCTGTTACTTTAGTTACACCTGTATTATAAAAATATTGTAATTCAGCAGGTACATATTTAAGATCAGTAACTATTTTATTCTTAGTCTTTCTATTAAACCTAAATACCCAATGGCTACCATCATTACTTGTACTTTCTTTATTATCTCTTATAAAGGTAAAACCTTTATCTTCTATTTGTTTTTTTGTTAACATATTATCTATTTGGTAAATTATATTTTTCACCCATTTGAACACAAATACCTGCTATTTTTCTTATATAATTTAAAGTTTCTTTTTTATATGGATGTTTATCTGTATACCATTTATTTTTTAATTCATTTAAATTATATTCTATAGCTGTAATTGCAGAACCTAAAGGGAAATCTTCTACTACATGTGAATCATGATTTTTTTTCATTAACTCTTGATAATCCCTTTCACTATCTATAACTTTATAAACTTCTTCTCTTTTCATAATTTTTTAAAATAAAAAACCCCTAACTATTGAACATAGGAAGGGGTTATATATTAACTATATATTTATCTATTAACTTTAACCGTTCAAACTAAGACATAAAAATCCCTAGTCGGAACTATGTTATCCCAACCTAAAGTACATTTTTCAGTAATTTTCCTTTTAGCAGTGCATTTAACCTCGTTGTGTATCTTAGCTTAGCCTTACCTTACTCCTCACAACTCACTAAAAGATTATATATTACTTCGGGACTACTTTACTACCTCTACCCTATTACACCTACGTCCGTGGTCATTTTTAAAACCTGACTTTAGGTTGATAATTCATTCTGAGGATTTCGTTATATAAATAACTTGATGCAAAGATACAAAATAAATTTGTAAAAGTCAAGTTTTTTATGTTAAAATATTGTTAAACTTTATTAACTAATAACTATTTTAATAAATTTCAGTTAATGTATACACTCCAGCAATGGGTTTAAAACATTTTCTACAAACTAATAATGGTGTTTTATACTTATCACCAAAACTACTTTTAATATATATACTATAAGTAAAACTTTTAATGGAATCCCCATTAATTATTTTTTCTTCTGTTTCTTTACAACTACATTCTTTCATATTTACTTAATACAAAATCATATCCATATTTTTCTTTATCAACTTTAATAAGATGATAATTCATTAATTTTTTAATCATTGATTTTACTGCATATGAATCTAAATTAGATTCTATATCTTTTTTATTACATAAATGTTTCATAATACAAATATACAACATTTTATTTGTAATGTCAAGTATTTTAACAAAAAATTATAAAAAAAATTTTTTTGAAAAAAATTATATTTGATGTAAGTGTGATCTGATCCAATATCACCCCCCACTCTTTTTTAATTTTGGGGATATACCCCTAGTTTATTTATTAATCATTAAAATTTAGAGAAATGGAAATTTTGAAACCTTTTAGAGATGAGAACAATGGTGACATTCTGTCCATTAATGTACCAGCTACATTAGTGAAACTACCTTCAGCTGAGGGTAATTGGATGGAGAATTCTAATGGTAAGCAGTATGCTGTTGCCATCAGTGAGATTACCTATCCTAATGGTACTACCAAGAATGCTAGGTCCATCATCTACAGGAATCAGTTGGAGACTGGTTTGTTCAATGAGGGTGATGAGATTATGCTTAGGACTCAGCTTGAGGGTGAGTACAAGGGTAATAGTGTAGTGCAGCTTGCTGCTACTGATGTAGTTGACATTGATGCATTGGGTCTTGATTTGTCAGAGTTTGCTGAGGCAGCTGCTGATGTAGAGGCTGAGGCATAAGATTAAGGGGGAAACCCCTTTTTTGACTTTGTCTTCAATTCTTATCACAACCCACATTTAGGTTGTAACTAAAGGGTTAGGTGACGTTATTAAAGTAAAAGATGATAGAATTCTAGTGAATTATAGTAACTATGAAATATCCATAGCATAACTGGCATATAAATATTAGGGAATAATAATATACCTAACAATGCGTTTACTTTTATAAATAATTGAATATATTTTTGTTGATTGGATAATATTGTGAGCTTTATCATCAACAAATGTGATTGTATGATTATATGTAGTGTATCATAACTAATCACAATATCTTCAATTAAAATCCTAACCCTTTTTTTCATTCTCTTAAATATAAATATAGCTAAACCCCTTAAAACTTCACACAATGAAAACATTAGTTGTAAGTAAAACTATGTTTTATCA